GATCAACGCCATCGGGCACAGTTGGTGCTTTCTTGGCAGAGCGAAGCTCAGCGATCAGTTCTTTGTTCTTGCGTTCTAGTGCTTCAACGCTGCGCTGCAACGCTTCTGCATCAACCGTAGGAGCCGCAGGCTCTACAGCTTGGTTTTCTTCAGACATGAATAACCCGCAGGGTTAAGTGCAACCGAAGGTTATCACCACTTCACTTTGTCGCTCCAATAAGCAGCAGACATTTTCCCTTTGGCTATGTTTTCGGCATGGCGTGCCTTGAAGGATGCTCGTCGTGCTGCTGCTGCCCTAGATTCTCCTTCTCTGCGTGGGCTGCCGCTAACGCCCTGTTGCCCAAAGCGAATCAGCTTTACCTTGTCGCCTTCCTTTGCTAAAACTGCGTGCGATTTGTTCGGATGGTTTGGTGTGCGCTTCGGTTTGTTGTAACCCTCGAAGCGTTCGCCACGGTATTCAATCATCGTCGTCATCCTCCGTGCAGGTAATAACCTCGATGCCTTCTGCCAGTCTGCCCATCAAAGCGCCTAGTACCTGAGCATCAGCAGGGCATGGGAAGACGAACCGCCCCTCGATGATGCCATCGTTGCATTTGAGGTAGGTGCAGTTGCCTTCCCAGATTCTGCCCTTCATCGTTTCAGCGGCGCTTCTTTCAGTTCAGACCGCAGCTTCAGCACCTTGCCGCCGGTTGATTCAGATTTGATCTCAAGCACTGGATCACCAGGTTGAGCGAGGCGAACTACCTGCCCGCCTGATTGCGTGCTGATGGTGGCGCGTTTCTTGGCAACTCCTGTCACAGTGCCGAAGGTGCGAGTGCCTTGGTATGTCCAAGCGACGCGTGAGCCTATTCCGATTGCCATTTACTTAGCCTTCCGCTTGCGTGATTTTCCGGCTTTTGCGTACGCGATTGCTACCGCTTGCTTTGGTGGTTTTCCGGCTGCCATCTCCGTCCGTATGTTTTGCTGGATTACTTTTTTGCTTCTGCCCTTCTTCAGCGGCATAACGCCAGTCCTCAACGGATGCCAGCAGTGTAGAACGATCAGCTGTTGCCCAGCCCTTGTCGGTATAAACCGCTGGCACCCAGGCTTCACCCTGCAATGCTTCTACAGGATCAGAGAAAATGTGAAAGATGCCTTCATTGCAGAAGTGCCTAAGACTCGGCAGTTCCATACCGTCTCCTGAGTTGCTCCAAGGTTAGTTCGCTGCCATCATCGCGCACGAGTTTTGCCATGGCATCCTTCGGACCATATTTGTTAGCAAGCAACTCGAAATAGCGGACGCGCTCTTTGCCGAGTACTTCAGCCTTGGTGGCAGCATCCTGCTTAGCTAGCCACTGCCCGTATGACGTATCAGCAGGGACAGGACCATCCATGCTCGCACGCTTGCCTGGTGTAGGTGGATCAAAGCCAAGCGCCTCGTAGTCAATCACCGGCACCGTGGTTGACCTGCAGTTGAAATGCTGAGGCGGCATTGGACCTTTGCCGTATTCAAATTCCCGTCCATCTAATGCAGCGCAGATCGAGGAGGTTCGAGCATCGAGTGTGGCGACGTATTTGTACTTTTGCGTGATGTCTTGATTGGCTTCGTAAACCTGCTGGCTTGCTGCATTGGCAACCTGATTGACGCTGGTGCGAACGAGCGCCATTACCTGCTGATCTGTTGCTTTGGTTAGGTCACCACCAGCCTTGGCGAGTTGCTTGACGCTGCCTGCCTGCCCTAGTTCAAGATTGCCGATTAGCCGTTTGGCAATGGCTGGTGTTGGCTCCCCTGTTAGCAGTCCATTGCGGACCACTTGTGAGAACCGTTCAGCTTGATCTGCAGCTATGCCACGAAATGCCTTTTGAACAACAGCGCCATTTGGCAGTGTGATGGTTGCACCTTTAGCTGCCGTCAGGCTGTACGTTTGCGGTGCGCCTTGCACAGCAGCGGTTAAATCATCGCTCAGGGTTACAACATTGATCTGCGTTGGATCTGTTGTAACTACTGCTTGAGCGAACTGTGGGCTGATCTCAACTGTATTAACTGAACCGCGAGCGCCAGCAGGCAAAACACGGCGCAGTTGATCTTCGACAAACTCAGACTGCAATAGGGCCAAGCCTTGCAGTTCCTGCGCCATCGTGTTGACACTGGCACTAGACCAAGTGCCAAGCGATTCTTTTAGCTGAGCAAGGATGGCACGCAGTCTGGCAGCCTTGACCGGAGCAGCTAACTCATCAATGGTACGAAGCTGATTGACGCTATCAACGATGATGTCGTTGTAAGCGCTAACGATTTGCCTGGCGACGCTATTGCTGTAGCGGTTAAGGTCAATCGCGTTACGGTATAGGGCTGATGGGGTAGCCATTATTCAATGCCCAGATCCTGCGGTTGACAGGCAGTTTGCATTGTTACGTCAGCGCCAGACTTCAACGCCTCCTTGATCAGCATGATCACAGCCTCCGGCGTCTCCTTTGTACCGTTTTCTACGTTCATTTCTTCTACGGTGTATAGCCTACCGTTGCGATACCAGCTCAGTCTGATGACGGCAAAGATGTGAGGTTGCATCTGCCCTTTAACGCAGACGAGATGTTGCCTGCGTGGTTTCTTGGCTTCCATAGCTAACCTCCATAGCCAGTTCATCATGCCGGAATTTGATCAGTAGGCGGAAGCTCTACAGATTGTTCTGGCATTTGTTGCGTAGCTTGCGGCTCAGGCTGCTGCATCTCAATTAAGCCACCGGCTTGCGTTGCTTCAACTTCTTGCTCTACATCGAAGTCGTCGCCTAACACTTCACCATCAGCCAAGTTTTGTAGAAGCGTTTCCTGCGTGATGGTGCCTGCCGTATAAAGCTGCAGCAAGGCTTGAATGTCTGCTGGCTCAAGACGTGCGCCGAGGAAGTCGCGGTTAACGTAGCTGCTGCCAACCTCAGTGATGTTCAGGTACTCAGCGTGATAGGTCAGGCAGTTATCGATGAGATCTTGCATGTTCTGCGCGATCACCATCATGGTGCTGTCACCTTGACTGCGGTCGATGCGCTTAGCCTCTGCAGTTTCTGCTGATAGCTTTTGACCAAGCACAGCAGACAGACCTAACTCGTTGATCTGGTAGGCAATTTGCTCAAGCCTGCGGAACTGCGAGTCAAAACTGTTACCAGAAGGCTCGATGTACTCTGCTTTGCCTTCTGCTGGGAAAGCGATTGCTTCACCAGGACCAGCGGATACTTCCTCTGCGCTAGAAGGGAAGCCAAAGAAGGCAAGCATCGGCACCGCACAGATGTGCAGTTGATTGTCTAGATCAGACTGCACTTGATAGGCTTTCAGGTTCAGTTCCGCGATATCTTCCATCGGCGGGCGTGATTCCATGAAGTTGACGCGGTTCGAGTAGGCAACGCTGAACGGGATTTCGCTTAGTGATGTACTACCGCTATCGAATACCTGGAAGTCGCCAGACTTTTCATCACGACGATGCAGTTCAAATGCACCAGGGGTTAGAACGCGCACCTGCTCGACTTCTTTCTCGCCATAAAGCCCATCAGGCACAATCACCTTTTCCAGCAGGCGAAGCTGGCTAAGTTGCTGCGCTCCGTCTACCAGTTCCGTGCGCCAGCCGAGGATCTCACGCGGCGTATAACTAACCCAATACGGTCGTCCATTTTCACCAGCAGCAGGAGCATCCACAAGCACACCAACGTGCCCGTAACGCACCATCTTTCGTGCGGCTTCATAAACCCAGACGTTGAGATCATTGCCTAGCAAGTCAACGTCAAATAGCTGTTCGCGCACGATGTCAGATACATCGTTTAACCGGACAGGCTTGCGGGTCAACATGCCAGCCAGCATCCGTTCAAGACGCTGGTAATAGGGCGGGCAAACAGAGCGAGCCAGTCTGTTGTCGTAGCTTTCGTCTAGCTCGCGCGGCTCTTGCGGCAGGTAACGGCGATGCTTGCGCCGCATACCATAGGTGCCTTGCAGCAGGTCTTCAATCAGGATCCAGTGAGGCTCCTGTGCGTACCAAGCAGTGTTGGCATCGTTGACCTTGGTGACGGTGCGACGCGCAGTGGGGCGGTCGTAGTAGTTATACCCTGAGTACATTTGAGCGCCGCGATGCTTGCAGTTTAAAGGGGC